GGTTCAGGTGTAAACGTTTGCACCGGAGGAACATTGGGCGGCGTTATATCCGCCGGTGGTGTTGTATCCGTCGGTGGAGGAGGTGTTTCCTCTATAGGCGGTTCTGTAGGAGGGGCCACTGGAGGAGCTGCGGGAGGTATGGCTGTAGGCGCTTCAGGAGGAGCAGCTGGGGGAGTGGCTGAAGGAACAATTGGGGGAGTAATTGGAGTGGTAACAGGAGGTGGTGGAGTAGTTTTTGGCTGAGCCAATAAATTCTTGGCAGCACCTTTTTCCGAAAACCTACCCAAAGCACCAAGTGTTCCCAATTGACTGACCTGATACAGCGTATTACCGTATTCATTTTGCGCATCTTCATCGGTCAGCGATAATCCTGCTTGAGCGCGTTCAGCAGCTTGTTGAACAAGTTCTGGTATAGATTCTCCTGCCACACCTTTGGCGGTTCCCTTTAACGCCGTAGCAAAGAATCCTTCTTTTGCTATCTTTTTAGCGGCCAATTCCTCAGCTTCCTTGGTGGCTCCTTTATAAACTAGATTTGCTACATCTTTACCAAAGATAGATCCAACCATCGATTTACCCATCGGGATAAACCGTTCAGCCACATCTAGCGGGGCTTGGATCACGCCGGCAAAGGCGGCACGGGCTCGATTAATATCTACTGGCTTACCCGCTTTTCTTTGTTCTTCAGCTTGGCGTTCTATGTCTCCGCCGTATTGCTGCATAAAAGAAGATCCCAGCATACCAGCCAAAGCAGCTACAGGGGCGGCTTCAGGTAATCCAACAGCGCTTACGCCAGCAGCGGCAAGACGAGCAGCAGCAGAAGACTCAGCTATTTGCGGGGCTTGTTCTTCCATCGCTCCAGGGATCTGTTTAATGTACTCGCCCACAGCGGGTAGTAATCCGTTTTCCCTATACTTCTTTTTAACAGCTTCAAATCCAGGCTGTTCGCCAAAGGTCTCACTAATTGCTTTTTGTCGTTCAGCGGCTTTTTCGGCAGCTTTATTGGCATCAAATAATGATTGTGCCCCAGTCAGCTGTTGCGATAAGACATTGGCCGCCCCTCTACCAACATTAGCAGCAAAACCAGGTCGTGAAGGTTGTGGCGGTATAGGTAAATCTGATATATCTACCTGACCTGGTGCTGGCAAATCGCTAATATCAATCATTATTTATAGCCTTTTGATGCTAAAAATTGTTTGGCCTTTTCAATATCACCACCAAAATGTGTTGATGCATATGCTGTTAGTTTGTCAGGAGGTGGCATCAATAATTGTGCTGGTGCAGTAGAAACATTACCAGACATTTTCTTTTGCATGTAATCTAAATATTGATCAAATGTTGTAATACCTTGGTCTGCCCAGTTTTTCTTGGTTAAAACATCAAACCCGCCCCAGTCTTTGGCCAGTCTTTCTGTCAAAGCATCTTTGGCTGTCTGTGGTCTAGCGCCTTGTTTAATAGCATAGGCTGCAGTCATTCTCTCGGCATAAGACTTCCCTGCAAATGCTGGGTCTTTTGCAAGTTCTGCGGCAATCTGTTCTGCGGTAGCATCTTTGCCAGCAAGAGCGGTTGCCTTTTGCATAGCAGCAACTTGCAACTGTGTAGCAGATTCAAGCTTGGTTCTATCCATAGCTTGAGTGCCAGCAAGACCTTGTTTCTCTATCTCTTGTTTGCCAGTGAGCTGGGTCTTGGCCATTTCCGCCAAATTCTTCTTACGCTCTTTCTCAGCGTCATTGTAAGCAGTCAATACACTTGATGCATTGGCTCTAGCTTCTTCTCTACGCGCCGCTTCAATGGGGCTTAGCATCTTATTGATATTATCAAACTGAGCTTGTTGTGCTTCACGGAAAGCACCCTCTGAGCGTAAATAGGCTGGAGCAGCACCCGCCAATCCGCCTGTCCCTATGCCGGTTAATACCTGAAGTAAGCGCTCATAAGGATGCTCTTCATTAATCTTGCTGTACATAGCGGCCAGTTGAGCTGCACGTTTTTCAGCCTCTATTCCATAAGGATTATTCAATCCGTAATGGGCTTGTACTAGCTCTTGCTTTTTAATCTCATCTAGGATGTCTCTTTTCTCTGTTAACTGCTTGTCTTCTAAAGCCATGTAGTTAAGATTATTTTCTGTGCCTGGTATCTTTTGTTCTTCCACGGGTTTATTTGTGGGCTTGACACTTGGTTTATTTTGAATCAAAGCACCGAGCCCAGCTTGCGGCCTTGTTTGAGGTGGAATTGCCGTAGTGGGTGTGGCAGGAGTGGCGTTAGGGGTGGCATTAGGAGCCGCATTAGGGTTGGCGGCTGGAGTAATGGTGGGTGTAGGTGGCGTTACATTGAGCCTTGGATCATTGGCCATATTTTGTCTTGTATAACCAACGGGGAATGGCGTAGGCGTTTCCGTATTAGCCGGTGAACTCACGTTGGTGCCAGTAACTGCAGGGCCTTGAGCGGTCATAACACCAGGAACTGGAGTCTCTAAATTTTTATTTCCCCAAGCAGATGCATGTGCTTTATTAACGTCATCGGGCGTGGATTGCCTCATGCCCAACATTTTTGATATGTTTGCCAAGCTAAGAGGATCTGAATAATCGGAATAAATATTAGGTTGATTATGCATACGAGCATCACGTTCAGCATATTGAGCATTACGCTCTTGCAATGTTGCTTGACGAGGACCGTTATAATCTCCAGGATTATTTTCTGCAACCGCTTTTAATGCCGCTTGTCGTTGTGCCAAATAATCAGACAATGGTATATTGGTATTGGCAGGCATGTTGGCAGGCATAGCTTGATTAACTGCCGCCAATGCTTGGTCAACGCTACTACCATCTGTTCCATCAAATCCCATGATTCCTCCGCCATGGGAGAACCTAAACATATGATGTGGAACAGCATGGGTTATACCGCCGTGGGCCATACCTTGTGGCATGGGAGCTGGCTGTGGAGCGGGGGCAGGAGGTGCCACAGGAGGTGCCACAGGAGGGGAAGAAGGTGCTACAGGGGGTGCCATGGGAGCTTGTGGCGCTCCTTGAGGTATAGCCCCAAGTCCTGCGTTAACAGGAGCAACACCAGTAATCTGCATACCGCTCTTGTTTGCAATATCTTGCAAGTGATTGAGAACGGCTTTATGGTTAATATTTTCAGCCACGGTACCTGATGGAACGGGTTGTTTAGCTTGTTCACCCAGCTCGAGACCAGCGCGTTTAGCTTGTGCAAACAAAGCCGCCATCTGCTCTTCTTGTGGAATAGCTCCTTGACCATCAATATACTTTTGAAGTTGATCGGGTGGTAGGCTCTCCATTTTTTTCTGGAGTGATGCAAAATTATCAAATGCTGCCATGATTTATCCTTAAGTCAAACCAGAGGATGATGAAGACGTTGAACCCGAAGAAGAAGGTGTTCCAAAGTTAGCACCCCCTGCACCTGTCAGCGTTAAATTATTCAATGAATTATAAAGAGTACTTAGCCCAGCTCCTGTGTTTGTAATATTCGACAGCGTAGAAGTATTTGGAACAACAGACTGGGTCGTAATTGGTAAACCTGTTAACAAGCTTTGTTCAAACTGCAATTGAGCATAAGGATACTGTTGCTGTTGGTTGTATTGATTGAGTGACGCTGTATCTGCTGCTTGGGCAAGACCTTGCTGTGTAGCACCTGCTGTACCCAACGCGCCAAGAGTAGACAGGCCAAAGTTAGCGGATGCCATATTAGCTGTTTGTTGATTTTGCTGTGCTGCTTGTTCGTATTGTGCTTGATTCTGAGCGGCTGTTTGCGCTTGCGTGGCACCAAACTGTTGTTGACCAATGTTGGCCTGTTGAGCTTGTAGCTGACGGTTTTGGTCGGCATTGAACTGATTCATCGCATTTGTATAAGCGGTATCATAGCCCTTACCAATTAAGCCCGCTTGATTTGTTAGCAAGTTACCTTGCGCCACACCTTGAGCCACGGCTTGTCTTGATCCGCCAAACGCGCCTTGTTTAGTTAAATTACCCAACATAGACTGCTGATCTTGCTGAGCCTGATATGTCAATGCATCTAATTGTGGAGCCAAAGATGATTGCAAATATGGATTCATGTACTGCGAGGCAATACTTTGATTACCAAGGGCGGGTAAGGCAGATGATCCAGTGGCCTGATTAAATGGTTGCCCTGATGCAGCTTGACTGACCAGAGATGTTTCGCTTGGTGTTTGTAGACTTGGTATAGGAATCGCGCCAGTATTAGTGAAGTTTTGCGTAGATGCAACCAATGGGTTATACGGTGCTGGCGCATTGTATGGATTGGTAAATTGAACAGGAGGAGCTCCTGTACCCGCCAAGGCCTGTAGTCCAGCGAACTGCTGGTTTTGTAAAGTGGAAGGTCCTGCTGAAAGTTCTCCTGTGTACACGGGCATGGGTGCATTTGCTAATGCTTGGCCTTGACCCAACATCTGAGTAACATAATCACCAACATAGGGAGTTAATGCGTTAACTGTTGAATAGCCTAACGAAGGAGTAGATGTGCCAGATGAGGCAGACGGAGCGGTTGGCGTAGGAACGGCGCCCGTACTATCGGAAAACCCCAGCACTCCACCATCTTTAAATGCCACTTCACCCCCAGTAGCATAGGCTGAACCACCCAACATAAACTTGTCAGGATTGATTTCTTTGCCCTGCTTAGGATTTCCTGTTCTTGCCATGCGAATCTTATTCATCATTTGATAAAGCTTTTTCGCGCCAGCATCGGAGTTGCCATTACCCAAGTGAGAAACGACATCAGCAGGGATTACAAACTCACCATGGCTGAGCTTGGCTGGCTGTATTCCATCAATAGAACTAGGAATCTTATCGGCCATACCATCGGTAGTGCCTTGTAAATATCTTGGTTGCATAGGGGTACTCCCTCCTTGTGCGTAGTGAAGATCCATTAAACCACCAGCTTTAGCGGTGTCATAACCAAACGATGAATTATCTGTTTGCATATCAGGCCCAGCCGGTCCAGTATCTATACTAAACGCTGGAGCCGATTGTTCATTTTGAATGGCCTGAGCCAATGGATTATTGGCAGGAGGTGCAGAAGCGGCAATGGCAGCATTGACAGCCGCAGGATCAGCGTTGAATTGTTGTTCGGCAAGAGCAACATTTGCGCCTGGATTTTGAGCAAAATAATCTGTTATTTGCTGTGGGGTATAAGATGTGTATTGAGGTGCAGCAGGAGCCGCAGACGCAGCAGGAGTTGCTGGTGTAGGAGCAGCAGATGTATCGACTGGTACGGGCGTAGGTATAGCCGCTATTCCCGTGGGAGTAGACAAAGTAGAAACAGAATTACCTACGGCATTATTTGCTGCAGCAACAGATGCGGGAGTTGCAGGTGTAGCAGGTGTCGCTGGAGATGGGGGTACGGTAGATACTACTGTGCCAGGCGGTGTCGAAGCAGCGATAGCGGCTTGTAGAGCGGCCACACCGCCACCAGTCTCGGGCATCAAAGTAGATATTTGATCAGGCGTTAATCCTTGACTTTTTAGGTTTTGTACAATAGCTGTATCACTCATTCCTGACTGTCTCATGCTATTAATGAGTTGAGGTACAGCGGTAAGATCAAGATTATTGCCGCCAGGAACAGGAGTTGTAGAACTTAAAGCGGCCAATCCAGCTCCGCCAATAGTTTTTACGTCATTGCTTAAAGCATTCGTTGGTGCAGCAGCTATGGTAGCGGCTGTAGGCGCTGTATAAGTAGAACTTCCTGGGGCCACGACACCTTGTTTTAAATAAGGTGTTAAATCAACCGTGGGGAACATAGCCTGTATTTGAGTGATCGTGAGTCCAGGGTTGGCTGCAATTAAATTATTTAAAGCGGTAACACCAGACTTGTCTCCAGAATTTAAAGCAGCTGCTGTGGTACTCAATTGCTGTTGAATGGTAGGCGCAGGGGTTGCTGCTGCTGGAGCAGTTATGCCTTTGGCTTGGTTATACAAGTTGGTAATTTCATTGGTCGTAAACCCAGTGGCTGCAGCCATTTCTTGTGCGCTTACACCCCATTGATCCATTAAGCTGGCCAATGTTTTATTAGCTGTAGCGGGATTGGCTGCTTGTGCTTGAGCAACAGCATTTGCAATCTGTTGACTAATAATGCTAGTTGGAGAAGATTGAAAATTGCTAACCGCAGCACTGGTAGGATTTTGCAAGCCAGATATATATTGCTGAGCCGCAGTTTGTGCTGGCGTTAACGGTGTTGTAGCTGCAGGTGTTTTAGCGGTTGTAGTAGTTGTAGGTGTTGTAACTGGTGCCGTGACTGGCGCTACAGGAGCCGTAGCGGGTGCAGTAAGTGTAGGTTGAACAGGAATAGATGATATACCGCTACCAATTGCAGGTTGAACTATTGGCGTAGAAGGTTTAGCAACAGGAGTAGGTGTTCCTATCCCTGTGCTTGGCACTTGATTGTATGCGGGACTTTGGGCGTTGACTACCGCAGGCAGGCCAGCATTATTACCTTGCGTGACAGGCGTATTCCCGTATGCGGTTTGATTAACCCATGGCATAGCAAACGGTGCTACGGCTGGTTGAGCAGCGGCGTTCTTTGCTGCAAGCTGTTGAGCTGCCGCTGTTATTGCGTCAGACTGAGCGGAGTTCGCGGCCTTAGCTGCAGCCACTGCAGATGCATCAGAAGGGTTTACATAAGTCGTATCAGTGAAATACTGTTGTCCTTGCCCGGCTGGAACGCCTGAATTAACCTGGCTTCTCAGCGCCGTTAAAGTAGGAATAGATCCCTGATAGGCTGCAGTCTTAGGTGTATTACTGCCAAATAAAGTAGAAAGAGCCGCTAGTCCTGTGATACTTCCCGCACTTTGAGCAAGAAAAGCAGATGCCAATTTACCTGCATTGGGATCGCCACTTGCCAAAGCTTTTACAACCTGAGAAGCCGATACTTGAGGATTAGTTCCCGTTACAGTTTGGGTTGTCCGTGACGTAGTTGGTGTTGCACTTACTTGTGAAGACGGAATGGTCGAAGTAGCTTCTGGGTCACCACCAGACTGAGCAATAGCAAATTTTTGTGCAGAAGATGGAACGTCGCCAGTACCATTATTTTGAGTATAAGTCCCATCTGGATGTTCAGTATAAGTTACCCCATTTACATCAACAGATACAGAGCCAGTGGGATCATATGTTGTGTCGGGCGTAGTAGGACCATCAACCGGCTCATTGGTTGTATCATCTATCCATCCAGTTGGGCTTGTATCATCTGCTACGATTGCCATATTATCCCCTTGCGTTTAATAGTTGGACAAGGTCATTGATAGACCCGCCACTTCTAGCATTGATTGTAGTATTTCCGCTTGGATTTGACGAATTTATTGTGTCAAATATTTTCCCCAAATCCACTGGCACTATATTCCCAGAGGTCATTGGAACAGCTATTCTATTACCTGATGCGTCATATCCTGGTGTCGGTATGGCTAAAGCATTCTGTATTGTTGGCACCGCTAAAGGATCTTTGGAAGCTCCGCTGTAAACGTTTACAGCAGGAGTAGTTGTTGGGGTTGTTGGAGTTGTAGGGGCAGTCGCAGTACTGGTTGCCTGCGTCGTAGGTTCTGAGCTCGGAGTTTGAGATGTCGTAGAAGCTTGAGATGTGGTAGGGGTTATATCACCCTGTATGGTTGATAACATGGTTTTGGCCATGCTTACCGCGCTAGGGTCATTACTTCCCAGTATTGCTGAAATGTATGGTGTGACAGCATTTAATGGCTGCCCGCTTGCTAGGGCTTTAGCTGCATTGGCTGCTGTTAAAGCCACCTGATAATCAGATGACGTATCAGTAAGCTTAGTCAAATCACTGATCAACGCAGAAGCGTTCTTACTTTGAATTGCGGTGCCAACGTTTACAGCGGTTTTAGCTGTACCAAGATTTTGAGCCAATGTTGGATTTGCAACCCCTTGGGTAGGGGTTCCTACAGAAGAGCTTCCATCCGAGTAGGTTGTCGTGACCGTTCCGTCTTCGTTTAAAACCTGGTCAACTGGAGTACCGCCCATGGCTCCTACCATTGCTATACCGGCATTAAGTACGGTACTAGCGTTTATCTTTTGCCCATTGGCCAATGAATAAAGAACCTTTCCTGCCGCCATAAATGGAGCAGTAACAGGAATCATAGACAGGGTTTGTATGATAGGAGCTGTACCAGCCCACCCGCCAGTAGAAGTATCCTGTTGTGGCATAGCCTGGCCAGTCGCTGACCATGTAGGGTCAAACTTGGTTTTAGATAAATTCCCGGAAGAGTCAGCGGGGAATATAGGATTCGATCCAGAATAACCCGTTAAATTACCGCTCGTATTATAATTAGCCACTAATTTAACAGATGGATCCCAGCCAGCAGGAGTCGGTATCTGTGTTGTATACCCTGTTAAATTGTCGTTGCTATCATAGGTAGGAGTGACACCAGCAGGTAGTTTACTGGTATCGACCTGGGTCACGGTTTGGAATTTACCTGTGGGAGTAGAGCTATCATCTCCCATCATGATAGATTCTTGTAATGTTGTGGTCGGCAGACTGCTAGGAGCCTGAGACATTAATGCAGGATCTAACCCGGTCATTGCTTGGTAAGTCGCCTGATCTTTATTGGCCCAAACAGGTAGATTTGTACCCGCATATTCAGTAGCCAGAACTTTTTCCAAGGGTATCCCTGTGGCATCAGAATACTGCTGAGCCGTCACGCCATTGGCTTTCATGGTCTGAGTAACCTGAGCATCCGAAGCATTGGGATTGGCTTGAAACCAAGCTTTGATTTGATCAGTCGTAACTGTCATACAGCCTCACCACCGCTAATCGTAATGGTTAAACCTGCTGTTGAAGCTTTGGCAGATAAGAATGAACTGGTTGGTAAAACCTGTACCCCAGAATAGGAAAAAGTACTATTTGCCGCTACGTTTTGAACATAAAAAAGCGCATTTCCCGTGCCCGCTGTACCACCTGTGGGAACAATATGTAGATTAAACGTAACCGCAGACCCCGTTGTATTACATACATCAATCTGTTTCATGTATGTTCGAGTCGGAGTTGTTATATTGGTTGGTACGGTATAAAGCGTAGCATAGCTGGTTGTTAAAGCAGCTTGAGCAATTTGAACTGGAGTGACATTCTGATAAGCGGCCATTACAACCCCAGCCAAATAAGAGCTTGATTGGTAGATACTTGATTCATCCCAACCTGATTAACGTTGTCATTGCTTGCAAAATACAGGCGTAGGACTTTGGTGAGGTTATCCAAGTAAACTGGATCATATGCCCTAGGAGGAAGAGGTAAGTTGGGCGATACATTGATAACAGGTATTGTCATGTATTTCCTCGCTTTCCATCTGGTTTAACTTCAATTCTTGGAGTTCCTAATTGCCACTGTAATCCCAGCTGATTTCCTTCTATTTGGAATATCAACTGTCTACCTCTTAACCTGATGAATACTTGGCCAGTGAATTGTTCAATAGGCGCTGTTGCCGTCCTGGTTACTGTGGCTATGTTCGAGCCCCCTGTAGCTTGAGGTGAGTTATATCCTGAGCCAGAGTTCTGCATGGGAATCAGCGTCATGGTCACTTGCGGGCTGGTTGCAGTAGACTGCCTAAACGTCACATCAGGAAGTATCCTGTTAACAAACGCAAACCGATTACCAAACTGCAGATCAAACTCAGAGGATTGAATATAGCTATCCATGGCCAAATCTACGCCATTGGTATTGTCATTAAGCCCGTATTCCTGATACACCAAGGTATTATTATAATTAGCCGATACTGGATATCTCAAAGCAGTCGAATCAATCCAAGCCGTTCTACCCATTGAACCATAGTACCAGATGTCATCTTGGTAGTTATAAACTACATAGCTGTCTATCGTTGTACTATTTTGTGAGCAATAGAACCACCATATCTCATTGAAGCCTTCCACCGTTCCTGCAAAAATTTGTTGCGACTGGTTCTGGTTAATATTGCTGTAAATGTATTCTCTCAAGTCACATCTAAGCGTTGAAACTGTACCGTTGTACTTATAAAACTTGTCAACACCCATCCAGTAGGTTGTACCTGCCGCAAGGATAGCTGCGTTCTGGCTCATGATCGATATATTGTCTCCAACAATATTAGAACCCCAGACCGCAGGAGTTCCAACATATTGGAAAGAATAAACCGAGGTATCCGTAAACACGACAATTTCTTGCCTGTTTTGAACACAGGCTACGATCTTAGATCCTCTGGATAGTCTTATATCTCCTGCCTGATTAGTTGCAGCTGGTGTCCACATGGTCACAGATTCCTGATCTGACCAACGAACCAACATAGGATCGAGAGTAGAACCACCCAATGTGTTAGTGCCAAATGCAAACACAAAGCGACTAGCATCGGAGACAAAGATAAAATTAGCAATAATCGGTACATCTGACGCTCCCGATAATGTGCTAATGTTAACTCCCGGACTGCTAAAAGTTGTGCTGTAAGACCAATAATATATAGCCCCGCCTTGAGGATTAAATATTAAATCCTGCCCGAAGTTGGCTTGGCTCCATAGTCTTAGTCCTACTGTTGTAGAAGAGCTGGTACCCCATACTCCAGAACCCCAAGTGCCTGACCCCCATCCATATAAAGGTACCTCAATGGCTGGGCCAGTATTGATTTGATAGGTAGCCGTAACGGTCCCTCCGCCAGGAGAGCCTGATGCATCCGAAGCGTTTGCCGTGGCCGTGGCAGTGAAGGTGTAAACGTTTACACTTAGCACTGTGACTTGATATTGCTGGTTTAAAACCGCAGCCGTGATATTGCCGCCTAGCCCAGTCGCCCCAGAGAACGTTACAAAATCCCCTGTCACCGCTCCATGAGCCGTGGCATTCACTGTAATCGTTGATTGGCCAGCAATCGCTGTGAACGGGTTTGTTAGAGTCTGCGTTCCACGAATAGGGGTAATATCATAAAAGCTACCCGCTTCATTAATATAAAACTTTAGATTGGTGCCTACGCCAATTAATGATATGCCCGTTAAAGAAAACCAGTTAAATAAAGAGCGGCAAACTCCTAGATAAGTATTTAAACTTAACGGATACCAGCCCCCTATTTTTTCAGGGAATCCTTGCCTAAATCTGACCAGTTGAGATTTATACCAGCTCCCGACAATAGTAAAACCTGGCGAGTTGGTTCCTACCGTTTCTGAGGCATATTGTGTTTGCTCCCTGTTTACACCAGGGCGAAACATAATGGGTAGTAGTGCGGTAGGTTGATCAGCCATAGCTTATTGTCCCATTACCCACCTAAAACGGCAAGTGCATGTTGGGTTAATTTGATCCGTTCTTCCAGTCCAAATGTACCGCCATTTATGCGTTTTGTTAAGCCCAGCCAATTCTCCGCTTCAGCCAAATCGTTGCATCCGTGGGTCTTCCAGAACCACCCGGCAGACAGGGCGGCGTACATAGGGGTCGCAACAAGTTGCGGGTTCATCACAAAATCCTGACCCACTGCTTGTCCAAAGTGCCAGTAGTTATCATGAAAGGTGAGCTGGATACAGCCTCTTCCGTGGAAGCGATGCCCATCCCCCGAAGCTTCATCTCTATTACCGCCTCGATTGGCGTAAATTCTGTTGGCAATCTTAACGGGATTGTGGGCGTAAAGTTCAATCTCTCCTGGCTTAAACTTGTGACCAAATTTTGCTTGAAGGATTTCGGCTCGATAGTTGAGGTTTTCTTCCAGTGTTTTGAAATGGTTGCACTCGTGAGAGCACTGTCCGATAAAAGCTGCCTGCTTCTTGACATCGTTTACCCCAAACGTAGCAAAGGTTGTAGTCAATGGCTCTGACCATTCAGCACCTATCCCGAGCTGATTGAGCTTCTCAGGGCTTAACATTGACTGTCTCCCTTACTTTGTTATAGGTGTCGATGCAGGCGTTGAGCTGGGTGATAGCGATGTCCCCGTCTGCTGCGATGGCTGCAATATCTTTAATAGCCTGTCGCTCAGATTGGCCGTCATTGGTTGAATCTCCTCTGGCAGGGGTGGCATCTGGACGGGCTTGAACGGGACATTGGGGACTGAGGCGCAACTCGCCAGAGTCAATCCTAGAGTTAATACTAGACTGTTTATCTTTAACATCATTTCTCGCCTTTACAAGTGCAGTGGTTACGCCCGAGAGCTTCTTGTTCAGCTCGGCTTCTTTTGCCCGAGCTTCGTCATTAAGTCTGTCAATTTCTGCTTGATCTTCTGCAACCCGTCTTTGATAACCATGATGATCTGCGACATAGTAACCTCCTAAAATAACTAACACAATACCGCCAATTTGCATGACAAAAGCCTGTGGCTTAAGCATGGGCAGGAACTTGACCAGGTGACTTACTAAATACAAACCAATTCCTACTGCCAACGACAGCAGTGCAAGGTAGTACAAGATGTCACCAAAGAGCCAACTAAGCATTTACACTGGCCCTCGCATGAGCCATTCTCTCACGTTCTGCGTCATCTTCCAAGGTGGGGTGAGACATGGGTGGAGGGGGTGGAGTCCAGCCAGACGGAGAAGATGGAGCCATCATAACCACAGGTGGGGGAGGAGGTGCAACGTAAGCATCCTTATTGGCCTTGGCTGCATTCATCATGTTGGTTGCCTCATTGGTTAAACCCTTGGTCAAAATACCGCCTATCCCGCCCACGATCAGTAACACGATATCATTAAGCATCTTGGTGTATGCTTGATCAATGGGAGCCATAGCCTTGATCGGCTGGGTCACAAAGGTTACCGAATAGAGAAGCGCCAAGGTAATAAAGGCAAAGATTAAAGTCACCATAATGATGACAAACGCCCTGACACGGACTTCTATCTCATCGGCAGACAGGCGTTCCTTGGGGCTGTTGAACAGTGCCAGCAATAGTTCCTTCAATTTTCTTCTCCAATATGGGGGCTACAAGATATTCAGGACAGTCTTGGTCAAACTCACATCGAGGCTTTTGGCATTGAGCCGCACCAAAATTGTCAGGATTCTGGCAAAAGTACCTGTAGTTATCACCACAGCTAGTCAACAGTAATAAAACCCAAAGGTATTTCATTTGCCTTCAATCCTAGCAAGAGCTTTGTTGACTCTAATCTCCATCATCTTGATGTCAATATACATCCATGACAAAAGAGGGATAAACAACAAAATCACAATCATCAAAATCACGATGACGTAGATGTAGAACGAACGATCATCAGCATCA